TAACCTACAATCTTGTATCCATTGACCATATGAATTTCAAGAAGAAATGTCTGAAACTGAAATGTGAGAAAGAGAGGAAGAAGTAATGGCAACAAAGATCGATAACCTTGCCAATGAGATTATGGAAGGTTTAAAAGAATATGCAGACCTTGCTTCTGATGATGTAAAAAAAGCTGTCCGGAAAGCTGGAAATACCGTAAGAAAAGAGATATCTGAAAATGCACCAAAGGATACAGGTGCTTATGCGAAGAGCTGGTCGGTGAAGAAAACAAAGGAAACATCAAACTCTCTTGAAGTAACTGTGTATTCAAAGAATCGGTATCAGCTGGCCCATCTTCTGGAACACGGTCATGCAAAACGAGGTGGTGGAAGAGTGGCAGCAAGACCACACATTGCACAGGCAGAACAGTCCGCAGTAGAAACACTGGATTCTGAAATAGCGAAAGCACTGGGAGGTCACTGATGGATAAGATATTACAGATGCTTGATGAAATGGGTATTCCTTTTGCATATGATCACTTTGCAGAAGGTGAAAGTCCAGATCCGCCATTTATCTGTTACCTCATTCCAGGAACAGATCATTTCTCAGCGGATGGAAAAGTGTATCAAAAGATCAATGAAATTCATATTGAACTTTATACCGATTTCAAGGACTTGTCGGTAGAAGACAAAGTGGAAACCGTGCTGGATAAGTACGGTGTTTTTTATGACCACACAGAAACGTGGATTGAAAGTGAAAAAATGTACGAAGTCCTATATTCATTTGAAATGGAGGCATAAAGCTATGGCGAATAAAGTAATATACAATCTTAAAAATGTTCATGCGGCAAAGCTGACAAAAGGTGAAGATGGAAGTTACACATACGAAACACCAAAGGCAATTCCAGGAGCAGTAAGCATCAGTTTGGATGCAGAGGGGGATTCTTCTCCGTTCTATGCAGACGGCATCGTATATTTCCGTTCGGTATCCAATAACGGATACAGCGGTGATTTGGAAATTGCACTGATTCCGGAATGGTTCAGAACAGATATTCTGAAGGAAGAACTGGATAAAAATGGGGTTCTTGTTGAGAACTCAAATATTACAGAAACGGAGAAGTTTGCACTTCTGTTTGAGTTTGACGGAGATGTGAAGTGCATCCGTCACGTTTTATATAACTGCTCTGCATCTCGTCCTTCTATTGAGTCTGAAACTAAAGAGGACACGATTGAACCGGGAACAGAGACGTTATCTCTTACAGCAGATCCAAGAGAAGATGGTCTCGTTAAATCAAGAACCGGAGATACCACTACGGATGCGACTTATAGCGATTGGTATAAAGCAGTATATGTTCCTGTTGCGAAGACAGCACAAGTTGTAAACGGAGGTGAAT